TGGAATTTCAGGTTTTTCTTCAATAGCTGGTTTATCTTCTGGCATAGGCATTTCAGTTGCGGCTGATTTCTTTACTGATTCATCACTAGAGTTCTCAGGAGCAGATCCCTTTGGCTCTGTATCACCCTGAGAAGACTGTTCTGCTTTATCACCTACGGTTTTATGAGAGAGTGCTGGTTTATCCTGAACAGCTTCAATTGGAGCAGAGCTTTCAGATTTGGAAGCTTCTTTATCCAAAGCTTTGCATTTAGTACAAATATAATCATCATTATCACTAAGCTTTTTCTCACAAACTGCACATTTATCAGGATCAGTATCGGCTTTTTTCATTTTAGCAGCTTCTTTTACAGCAGATTCAGCCTTATCACCAACTTCTTTTTTATCCGCAGGGAAAGTAGTTCCATCTACAGATTCATCACTCTTCTCAGTATTAGAAATATGATCTGCAGGAGTGGTTGTACCCTTTACTGCTTCATCGGGTTTCTTAGTTAAATCTGGAGTCTTATGTTCTGTATCACCCTGAGCACTTGTTTCAGGAGCAGAACCTGGAGCAGCACCGCCAGGAAGAGTTGTACCTTTTACTGCCTCTTCAGGCTTATCTCCCATTTCTTTTGTACCATCTGGAAGAGTAGATGTCTCAGAACTCTCTACTGGCTTATCAGCTGCTTGCTTTTTCATATCTGTCTCCTGGGCTGTAAATTCGCTGTGTGCCTTGGCAACAGCTTCAGCATTTTTCATTCCACTGGCAATATAAGTCTTTGTGGCTGTTTTAATAAAATTTTGTGCTTTAGGTGTAAGAGAGGCCCAGCTAATAAGGGAGGCTTTCTTTTCTACACCTTGTTCTTTATTACATTTAGGACATACCCAACCTGTGTGCTGGGGATCATTTAATTTTGTAAGATTTACAGCACTAAAATCATTGCCCTCATAGGTACAATTTGGACAATGAAATGTATGGAGATTATGAGAATCTAATACTGCTGCCTTTTTATCTGATTTCTCTTTCTTCTCACCTTTCTCTTCAGCTTCCATTGCTTCAGTACCTTTAGCTACATAAGAAGTTTCAACCTCTTTCTCCGATTTCTCCATTTTCTTCTCTTCTGGATTCTTAGGAGTGGTTTTAACTTCCTTACCTTCTGCTTCTACCTTTGGTTCTGCATAATCTGTTTTTACTTCTTTTGCTTTAGGGGCTGCTGGTCCTGTTTGACCCTTTTCCTGCCCAGGCATATCAAGCTTTGTCTCCGTTTTAACTTCTGCTGGCTTAGGAGCTGCTGGACCTTTTGAATTTGCTCCTGGTTTAGAATCTGTAAATTTAGGCTGTGTAGGATAATTGTGCTTCTTGTTATCTGTGCCAGTAGAGGGCTTTGCATAAGAACCATCAGGTCCTAGTTCTGGGCCTTTAGCTGTCTTTGATAGCTTATGGCTTACATCCCATAAATCTGCAAGTTTTGCAATACCTTCTTTCTGATAACGAGCAATTGCTTCTTTACCATATGCTTCACTGGTTGCCCATTTCTGATCAGCAAATGAGAGCGTTTCAAATTGTGAGCCCCAAATATCTTTAAGAGAAGCATCTAGAACAAGCTTATCTCCAGCATACACTTCCCATGTGGAGGCTAATACATTATTTTTATCCTCATTAAATTTGGCTGAAATGGAAGACTTTTTATCTTCCATAGCTTTATATCCAGAACACTCACAGGGAGAACCATCGCCATGGCAAGAATCTTCTTTATGTGTACCCATAGAATGCTTGCATGACTTACAATTAGGTGTACGTTCAGCTTCTTTCCCTAATTCTTCTTTAGCAACTGTCTCAATTTTCTTTTCCAGTAGTTGAGCAGCAAAACTATCTTTCACTTTAGCAACAATCTTAGATAGGAATGTTTCTTCTTTCTTAGTGGCATTGGCAACCACTTCTTTATTAACAATTTCATTAGCTTTCTTAGTCTTACCTGCAATGTAAGATTCGAGCTGTTCCATCTCCAAAGCTGAAATTTTATCTAACACTTTCTTTACTTCAGAATTAGGCAAATTCGTTTCGGACATAGAAGACTCCTTAGAAACTTCTTTATTAAAAATAGAATTAAACTCAGCTTTTAAACTGATCTTCGTATTTTCGTCAACTTTAGTCAATAAATTCTCAAACTGCTTTACAAAATCGGTTTGCTCATCAGATGATAATGAAGCTTTCTTTGTTAACGAATGACGCATATTTGAAAGGACCGTTTTAATAACAGCTGCTGGATCTGCAGGAACGCCTACAATGCTATCCTCATTAAATACGATCCCGCTGTTAATAGAGAAACAAGGAACTGCTTCACCCTGCTTAATATTAGCTTCAGGGATATCAATCTCTGCTTCATATCTCTTTCCAAGGCCATGTGATAGATGTTCACACTTCTCATCAGCGTCTGAATGGAGAATATGGCCACAAATAGAGCACTTGGACTCATCAACAGAACAGCCCATTGAAGTGCTATTCAATTCGCCAGTTTCAATTTTGCGACAAATCTCAGGATGAAGTGTGCGATCAATCTTCCCAACAATCTCAATATAAAATTCACCCGTTTCTTGATCATCTACTGGAACAGCATCAATCAGCTTACCAATGGAATAGAGAGAACTCTCAGAATTATGGTCTAGAAAAATATTTCTACCGACGAAGGATTCGTAAGAAGCTTCAAGCTGCTTACGACTAAAATAGTCAAAATTGCCATTGTAATTAAAAGTACGAGATCCATCTTTACCAATAGGTCCTTGATCACCAGCTGAAATGGCTCTTGCTCGATAGTAAAGGAAATCTGAATGTTTAGGTTCGATAATCTTAGTTCCTGGAGCCTTTTCATCTAAAGGTTTATCCATAACTAGTTCTTCTACAGCTGCAGCAGTCTTTAAAATTTTTAAAGTAGATCCAATTTTATACAAGCTCATGTTCAATTTCCTTTAAACAACCCTGTAATCCAATGGGGAACTTTCTTGCTGGTTTCTCTCTCTAAATCTTTATTCCATTCCTCCACATCTTCTTCTGTAGGTTTATATTCTGGAATAGACTCTTCAACATTCTCTTTCTCTAAATCTTTAAGCCAATCTTCTTTGTCCTGTTCACTAAGATCTTGCTTCTCAAAGGGGTCTTTCATCTGTTTATGAACTTCTTTGGGAACATACTTGACAACCTTCTCAGGTTGCACTGGTTTCTCAACTACTTTAGGTGCTGGAGTTGGGGCTAAAACTTTTTGTACAACTTTGGGTGCTGGTGGAGCTTTAACAGGTCTTGAAGTTCCAATAGCCTCATCAGTATCCCCATAGCTATCCACTTCAATATCAGGAAGACCTGCACCACTAACAGTTAAAGTACAATTAGCATCCCCAGGATGACTACGAGAAAACAGAGGAGCATCATACTCAGTTGTAGCCAAAAAATCTGCAAGATCCCATCGTTGTCGATTTAAATCTCTGCATTCACTGTGAGTAGAATTGCTAGAATTCCATGTTACTTGATTATAACCTTCATTCTGTAATCGATCTAAAACTGGCCCCGTCATGTCTTGACGGTGATTACCTGCTGCCTCTTTGTTTAAGCGGCAAACATGGATTGCTTTAATTGCTAAATTTTTTATCCAATTGTCCATGTTTATATTCCAAAAATTCTAAATTATCCTTTGGTAAAAATTCTTTACACTTACAACTTCTTGTAATATTATGGCAAAAACTTGGTTCATGACCTATATCGGTATGACTCAAATAGTAATGATCACAGGTTCTACAAAGATCAAAAGATTTTGGATTTTTAATCTTCCTAATTGGCATCTTATTCAATGTTATGATCTTTCAAAATTGCTTTAGCAAACTTGATCTTCTCATAGCAATCATCTTTAATTGTACGGGCCAACTGCGTCATTTGGCGATCTGAAATATCTGAAATCCTAATAAGATCCAGGGTCTTCCCCATCATTTTTACCATGACCGCTTCGAACAAAACAGAAACGCTCAGACCTTCCTCTGTTAAATAATTTAATTCTTTCTTCTCATGTCTTTCATCATTGCTATAAACCATTGAAATTTCTCCTCGAATCTAGACTTAAAATAAAATTTGTGAGCTACTAGAGTGTAGTATCTCTATATATACGCGAATTTATTATACTTTTTGAACTAATTTTATACTTATCTACTAGGTTATTTCTGAAGGGAAAAACCGATTGCCTGAAGACGACTTGTTAAGACAGACATATCATCTGAACTATAATTTACAATACCAATAGATTTTAAGGAATTATGGATCTGATCTATTGTTATCTTCTTATTAGGCCAATCCTTAAGAAATCGTTCAGCCAATGAATTCACGTCCACAGCAAAAGATGCATTTTTAACGACCCTAATCTTCGTTGGACTACCTTTTTTAGAAAGTGCCATGTTAGCCTCTTATTTTTAATTTTAACTTATAATTGGAGAAACATACGTAGGATAATAACCTGGATATTGTGGATAATTATAATGATTACACCCACAGACATGCCCATAGCAAATTGGACGTGCTTCAAGTGCTATTATCTTTGCCTTTAATTCTAATAATTCTTTTTCTAATTCTGCTTTTTTCATATCTTTTCTCCTCTTTTATGACTTTAAAAATTCTCTAATTGTTCCCAAATCTACAGCCAATCCAAGTCCAGCTGCTCCAAAAGATCCAAATAACGAGGTAGATCTAGTTAAAATTCCGATCAAATGCCCTCTACGATCCACAACTGCACCACCTGAGTTGCCTGGAAGAGCTGTCGCGTCTACCACAATGAATGTAGCTTTTTCACTTTTATGTTTCAAATTCATCTGACTCACAATCCCTTTCGTCAAAATATCTACAAGCCCTAATGGATTTCCAATAACCCAGCAATCCTCACCTCGTTCCACTTTATGAGCAAATTTAACTGGTTTACCTGACAAAGGAGTATAAAGAAGCAATAAATCAGCTTGGGCATCTACTTTGACAACTATCGCTCTTTCAGACTCATCCCCTTTCTTTATCCAAATCTCTTTTAATTGTATCCCCTCATCTGCAGGAAATGCAACACAATGAGCTGCAGAAAGAATAATATTCTTTTTAATATATACTCCACTACATGATCCCCACCCCGTTTTATTGCCTTCATCTCTATGTATTTTCATTTTAATTAAAACTGTAGAAGGCTCCATTTTCTTTGAAATATTTATTGCACAGGCAGGTAAAACGAGCAGAACGGATAGAAGGGAAACCATTATTTTTTTCATAAATTCCTTTTGGAAAATACGACTTAGTGCGATTCTTTTTTCTTGGCTAGGTATTCTAAATACTCTAAATTGTCTTTAGGCAGGTATTCTTTGCATTTACATATTACAAATACAGTATTCCAACCTTCTTGATCAATACATCCTGGTTGCTCAGCTAAGTGGGCATGATTGCAATTTCTACATCGTTTAATGTCAACTGTTACTTGTATTGGATTATAAGTGGTTGTAGTGTTACTTAAGCCTCCAGTACCAATTGTATAAGATCCAGGATACAATACACCACCTAATACATTACCACCAGTATTAGTAGTTGCAGAAGTTGCAGAAGTAACCCCATTCCATTGAGCTAAATTACTAGGATGAATTTCTATACTCATACTTCTGGCATCCCTAAATCTGAAGCTCCACCTACATTAGGCTCTCCGACATCCGTAGTGCCTTCTGTAGCAGCCTCTGGAGTACCTTCTACCCCTGGAAGCTCTTCTCCAGGCTCTGTGGGCTCTATAGGCTCAATTGGCTCTACTGGGCCACCACCCATATCTCCTCCCCCACCACCCATACCTTCTCCGCTAGGTCTAGAGATCTGAGCTGGTAAGCGACTATCCTTGGAACCCTTATCAAATATCGTCCCACGTTCCTCTTCCAACTGCTTACGTTCAGTCTCATAATCCAAGTTAGGATACTTACTAAATAGCGTCTTAGTTGAAATAAGGCCCTCTTTATGGAATTCAGCAAACTGTTCCTGCTCTCTTTCCTGAGCATCAATATCCAAAGATTTATACCAAGAGATCTGAGGCAAAATAAGCTGCTTCTCACCAGTATCAGGATCAACTGTATAGAATTCATTTTTCTCAGCAATAGGTCTAAAATACTTATTAATCATCCAGTCTTCAAATTTATCACGCACAGCTTTATATTGCATAACAAGAGCTTGCAATGCCATTGTCTTACTATTACCAAAGTTTGGACCTTCTCCTAAAATAATATTCTTGTTAACACCCAATCCAACTAAAAGCTGATCTTGAATGTAGTCATACTCAGCATTTAGAGGGAACTGCTTACCCATAACTGATAGAGGCTCATAATGCACAATAGGAGGTGCAATAATTGTAAATGGAGGACTTTGAATGGACTGGTTAATTAATTGTCTCCAATTTTGTAGATCATTTTGTGAAGGCATTGTGTTACTTGCCAAATCACCAATCGTCCATAGTTCTTTGGGGAATACATAATTTTTTGCATATGCAGATTGTGCAAGACGAATCCAATCTTGAAGAATTAATGCCTTGAAGCAAGATTGAATTCGAGATGTGCCACGAGTAGCAGAGGGGTCTGTAATACGAGCAATTTGAGAAACACATTCTTCCTCAAGTTTAATATTTCTATGCTCCAAAACGGCATTAACAAGCTCAGGAGAAGTTTTCTTAAGCTCTTCCACTCTCTCTTGATCTTCAGGACGTGTTGAAGAAACAAGTGCTTTAATTTCTTCAGTTGGAACCATTTCAAACGTTTTCTTACCTGATAGCATGTCTGTCTTAATTTCAACAAGTTCTGGCTCTAACAAAATAAAATTATGCCATCGAAATAATTTCTTCCCTGCTTTATTTGCAGTTTCATCTTGGGTCAAGTTACCAAAGGGAATTGCCTCACCAAATTTTTCTCTTGATAAAGAGGCTTGAAGAATAAATTCAAAGAGATTGAAATCTCCATTAGAAGACATCTCTTCATAGAATTTCTTAACAGTAGGATCAGCAACAACTAAATCAAATTTAGAAAATGGGTACAATGAATGCATCATTGTGATCTGCTGAATATAAGGTTCTAGATTAAAGAAAATACGAATCCACTTAAGGATCTCTTGTCTGCTTTTTGGAAGAACCCAGCTATCTGATGTGCACTATGTTGCTTTTAAACCTCTTTCGAGGCGGCTAATCATTTCTGATTAACTCTCCATATTTCTATGGAGTTCAGACTATAACTTCATCCTTTTACAAGGAGCTTGGCGTTTAGTCGTTACGGATTCTGGAAAACTTCTTTCCAGTCTTTCCTCGGTATTGTCCTCTCTATTGAGTAGGAGTTTCACCGATACGGCCAAGTTTTTCATTATCCCTTTAGGATAAGGAGCCCATTATGTTAAGCTCAGGTGAGTAGAAGAATGACTGTGTTTGTGTAACAGAATATTCTCCAGTTTTTTCCAATGATGCAGTTTTATTCATGCCAATAGAAAAGGCATTAGCCCCAGAATTCGGGTCCTGAATCCCACCATGAAATCCTTCAGGTGAAAGAGTGCCCGATTTGGTAACTTTATTTTTACTACCACGAGGTCTAGCCATACTATTCTCCTTTACTTCTTATCCTCTTCTTCTATCTCTTCCTTTCTCATTTGCTCTTTTGCTCTCATCCTATTCTTTACCTGATCAACTACCTTAGCATACTCAGCTAAATCATTGGCACACTTTTCCAATATTCCTTTATCCTGTTTATCTATATGAAAACCAGATCCAACGTTCCATAGAGCATCTGCTATATAGAGAAGATATTTGTGAGCTTCGTCAAGAGTGGGAATTGGTTTCATAAAATTCTGATAGTCTTTCCAATGTTGCTAAATTATCTTGTTTATAATCAGTACAGACATGGTAAGTACCTAAACATAAACTATCCCCATATTGGCAAGGATGAGTTTTCCCAAGATACCAATGAGAAGTTTTCGCATGGCCACATTTACATCTTGGTTGAGGCTTGCGTCTTTTCATAATCTCTCTAGTACAAGTCTAGCACATTAATGCACTATTTTACACCTGTATTTAGCATTGTTATTTACTTATGAACTTATGTTAAACGGTCCTTAAGGAATTTTCCAGCTGAAGGATCACCATTTTGTCCAGGTAAGGGAACTGAAGATCCGCTTATATTGACTGGCCCAGCTATACCCATAGTGATATTCTTTAACGTTTGTGGGACTTTACCTGCATAGGATTTTTCTTGGTCTGCAGCCCATACAGCAAGTACGTCAGCACTGCAATGATCATCATGACCAGAAGAAGGATCTACAAAGATTTTATCATTTATACCTGCACTACTACGATGTCTCTCAACAAGACCCCATTGGTCAAATCCTTCTTTAAAAGTTTTATTCTTCTTAATTTTTTCAATGTTAGGGTAAAATACTCTCCCACTGTCAAGTTCAAAAACGAATTGATCAAACATAGCGTTTTTATAATTCTTCTTGGTAATTGGCTCAGATGCCCCAAAAGTAACCCCAGCTATAGGAATACCCTCTTTCTTGAACAGCTCTACAATACCAATTGCAATATTTGAATAATCGGCAAGGCCCATAACACAATGAAACAAGCCCTCTGTAGGATGAATGATGTCCCTAATCTCCTGCATCTGAGCTACGACATCACCCTGCCACATATACTTAGCTACTATATCTTTTGTGTTATCACCATTCTTCCTAAGAATTGTTAACACAGTCCAGTCCAAATCTTTCTGCCCTGGCATTAATGTTCCAGAGGCTGTATCCAACCCAAAATAATACTTCTCGGTCATTTCAGGACGGCCTTTCTCAAGGATGCTGAAAAGTCCAGAAGCTAGTTTCTGTTGTTGCTCACCTGATAGGACGAGGTTAATATCCTCCATCCATTTCATAGCGTATTGAGTATTCCACTCAATTTCAGAATATCCTTCTACCGAATCATAATGTAAAGCAGGATCATTAGGAAAAAGTTCCTCTTTAACACTCTTGGGCATCAAGTCCACAATACGTTTAGGGTAATCCTTTCCCTCATAACGGATCGAACCCTGCAGCCAATAAATATCACACTCTTCCCATGATTTTCTTAAAAGTTTATACTTTGTCCCATTATCCTGGCAACTGTGCCAGAAGTTATTCTTGTAAAGAGAAATTCCAATCTTTATTGTCTTAGAAATACCAAGTGAAGCCATTGGTACGATACGCTCACGAAGGACCCAATCTGAGATCTTATGCGCCTCATCCAATACCAAGAAATTGAAGTGCTCAGATTCTGTTGTTGCCGTAACACTTGCAGAAAGTGCTTTTATTGACGATCCGTTTTTGAATTGAACAAATGAATTCGAGGTACGTTCCCAATTAATTAAATCGTGGATTTTAGAGGAAGGGGTGAGAATACGCCCGATAATATCTTCTTTCAATAAACGTTTGGAGGTTTCCATTTTAGGACCGAATACACCAACACGGAAACCTGGATTATCAAGGCAAGCTTTAACAAGAGCAATGGCAACACTATATGTCTTACCAGAACCACGGCTGGCAAGTATGGCTACATAGGGCAAACTCAAGTCAAGGACGGCATCTAGGATCTCAATTTGGTTGTTATACAAATCAATACCGAGATTAACCAAGCTCCAATAACTGGGATTAATGGCTGCTTGATTAATATCGGTTATTTGTGCTGACAACTCTTGGGAAATCATTCCGTAAAATCGAGACATTTCTTATCCTTTAATAATTCTGGTTACACTCGCATTCTAAAAATTTTTCCTTATCTATTTCTACACTAAAATGACAACCATTCAAAGAGGCCTTACTACAACTTTTTCCTTCACTTGTTACATGAAACCCTACCATACTATGATGAAACGCTTTCAAATGACCACAATCAGGACAGTTAATAATTGGCATTATTACCCCTTATTTGTCAGACCATTTAGCACATATAAAATTTATTTTTCACTCGATACAAGTTTAAGATCACGACAAGAAGAACAACGGAAAAGTTTCCAAAAAGCGATAAGAGAAGATTCTTTCCCCATTAAAAAGGAATAGATCTCTCCGTAGCTATGATTACATTTTTTATTCTGTAATGCCCTCGCTTTCGCCATTCTCTTCACCCAGAGTCCATTCTGTCATCTCAGTTTTCAAGTCACGCATTCGCTGTCTGAGAATTAGACTGCTCTTTTTTACTTGAGCATGGATCTCACGTACCTCATGATCGATCTTGCGCTGCTTATCTGCACCCATGTTATTTGTTGCCTCCATTACCATTTTTGCTGCCAGTCAATTTAATAAGCAAATCCAATGTAGCATTCACATCTTTTGCCAATTGCTGATATTCCTCATTAAATTTTTTAATATCTGTAACTCTCTGTTCCTGAAGTCTGTCATATTTCTGAAAAAGACGATATAAGGCATATCCCAAAATAGCCATCACTAAACCTGCAGGTGTGATGATTGACCAGAGGTGCGGGTTTGTAAGAAGATCTGCTAGAAGCTCCATATTTATTCCTTATAAGGGTGAGGAAAGTTCTTTTAATGCAGCTAATAGTTCTTCATTCCATTGGTCAATTACAGAAGCATTTTTATTTAATGAGGATTTCTTAGCAGGAAATTTAACTAGGGTCTTTTCGAGGACATTGACTGCTTGGGACTTCATGCCTGAAAGTACAGCCTCCACGAACTTTTCTGCGCCTTCAAACTTAGCATATATTTTAGAAAGCATCTCTTTAGGTGTGATATTAGGCACATAGCTGACTTCCTGATTTTGCATTACATAAATCTTGTCTCTCCATGAGACAACTTTACTTTCTAATGCCTCTATAAGCACACCAGTTTTATTGATTGATTCCTGAAGATCAGCTTCCATCTGCACTCGTTCAGCAGATTGTTCAAGTTTAGCTACTTCTTCTTTTGCTTTAGCTAGAATCTGCTTCTTAGTGGTGTCCAAGGTGGCTAGGTTCTGTTCTAAGGCATCCATTCGGGCTAAAACGACATCTAGCTCAGGAGTTGCTGGAACAGCCTTCTCACGGTCTACTCCAGCGGGAGCTTTCTTAAGCTCTTTATATTGAGTCTTAGGCTCTACTGCTGGTTCATCTGCTTGCTTCTCAACAGGAAGATCATCACGTAATTCCTCTCTACAAGGCGCACAAAACTCTTCTTCACCTTCACCTAATGGTTTGCCACAATTATTACATTGTCCTGCAATAGCTGTCTTATTAACAGGAAGATCATCCTTGTGCCAAATCTTTGCTGCACAATCCTTACAGACATCCTTATTTAGATAAGGTTTTTTCCCATCTTCAGATTTATCCAATCCACAACGCCCACAAAGGAAAGAGGTCTTATTCTGAGAAATTCCTTTTTCAAAATCAGATGCTTTTTTAGCTACTGGAAATTCTGATTTAACTATTTCCTTAGTGGTAGATCCCTCAATCTTCGAAGCTACCCACTTATCAAATTCTGCCTTATCAGCGAAATGAGTGGAATAGACCATAACTTCACCATCATAGTTATCCTTTACCCACACTTTACCAATTTGACGAGGACCTGCTTGCCCTCTCATTACATCTCCAACTCCAGATCCAGTAACTTTCTTATGATTCTTACGAACACATTTATCACAAACAGGACCTAAGAAACCTTGATATCCCATAGGCTGCTTACATTGCTCACAAATATGCTCTGGAGGAAGTTCTGCAGTTCTTGTTAAACGAGGATACTTAGAAGAATAATGGGAAGAAGTTCCAAAATCTAAGACCCACTTCCCGTCACGATATTCTAGTACCTGGGGGGCTAGAGAATCAAATCCAGTTCGATCAAGACCTTCTACTTGAGCATCAGTAATTTGAACTTGCTTCTCTTCTTTAACATAGCCATCATCGGAAGCTCCAGGAACACTTTCTTCTTTAAAATATTCATATTGTAAATTTATTACCTGATCAGGAACAGAAACATAAACACTCTTTACTCCCCATTCTCTCATTTCAAGTTCAAAAGTCCACTTAATGGCTGTCTCTTTCATAAAAGAAACATCTTCATGTCCTAATAACTGATTTGCACCAGAAATATCAACTGCGACTGGGCAAGTGAAGGTTTCAGATCCCTCAACTTCTAAGGCAGCTACTTTTTTTAATAGCTCTTCTACTTCAGCTTTAATAGAGAGTAGGTCATCTTGGGAAGATTCTTTAGGTTCTGGTGTATTATATTTAATATGACTTGGCAAATGCTTGTCACAATACATAGTAGAATCAGTACCATGCTGATGTTTAACTACAGGTCCAGCATGTTCAGTTCCAGATGTATCAGAACATTTAGCAGCATATAAATGCTTATTAGGATCGATCTCATTAGGAAACATTTGCTTCTTTAATGCTTCATATGCAGCATCATATTCCTCTTGATGAATATCTCCTCTCATCAGTTTCTTATCAAGCATATCTACTGCTCGTTCAAATCTAAGTTCATCAGAAGCTTCATCAGCTTGTTTCAAGGAACTGGTATGGAAATCATCCATTTTAGGAGTTACTGGAATATCAGCTTCTTGAGGCTTCTCAATTTGAGGTTCAGCAATTGGATCAGATGTTTGGGCACCTTCCGTTTCAGGAGTAATACGATGCATCTCTACTTTTAGTAGTTCACCATCTTTATCTACAATACCCCATTTTGTACCATCACTCTCAGTTTCCTCACTAACAAATTTAGCTCTAAATGCTGGTAGTTCACTTTTTAGATCTGACTGGACTACTACCCAAGATTCTGGTTTAGGAGCCCTATGCTGAGCCTGACCAAATGGAACAATATCCTGTTTAGGAGTTTCCATTGTGGGCTCTTCAGAAATAGGTTCCTGTAAAGGATTATCTGCAGCTCGTTTCTTTAGAGCATTCTTTACTAACTTGCTTCGTAAAGAAGACTCAAAAAGCTTCATCTGAGCTGGATCTTCAGGAACAACTTCCGTTCCACTTAAGGCATTTCTAAAGTCATTTAAAAGTCCTTCTCTATCTGCTTCTTCAATTAGATGTTTATCTCCAAGAGCTGACCCATCCCCATAAGTAAGACCATCCAATACAACCATTCTCAATTTATTTTCTAATTCTGGAGAAAGTTCTAATTCCGTTACAGAGTTTTGTAAATCAGGATTCTGCCTATGAAGTTCTTGGTCAATAATTTTTAGTGCATCACCCTTAGCCCAAGAATCATAACTTTCCTGTTCTTCTTCCATCTGTGCCTCAGAATAGTCACTATCATCCAAAACTGGATACTCTGACATCTTATTTTCAATATCCTGGAGAATAGCTACTTTGTCAGCGGCATCTTTATGGACAAAGATCTGCTCATGCCCACCACCAAATCCACCAAAGCTACCTACTAGTACTCCGTTGCCTTCTCCACCAAGCATTTCCAAAGCAACTTTAAAATTAGACTTATCTAAAGCATCAGCATCATATCCCTTAGCTGGGCCTTTATAATAATCACTCAAATCATCACCCATATAATTGGATGGATATTTCCAAAGTTCTAATGCTACCTTTACAATAGAATCTGTTTCGGGGATTCTCATGTAAGAAGCTACTTTAGCTCTAACTAATGAAGCATATCTTTCTGGATTCTCTTCTCGTTCTTGCTGGCATTTATGACAAACTTCCCCAAATTGATTGGGTGTCTCACAATCAGGACATGTTTTAACTTCTGGATCACCAGCTACTTTTCTAATATCTGCATTATCAGCCCTAGAAATTTCTTCAATAGCTGATTCGATCTCTTTAGGTGCATGTTCAATATGTTTATCTCCAGAACAAGAAGGACAAGAAATAGCTACCACATGACCACCACGAACGGCTGGAACATCTCCCTCACCATTACATTCAGGGCAAACAGATTTCTTAGCTGATTCCACATGACCCTGCTCACAATCACATCTCTTACAAGATGGACATTCTCCTTTAACAGGTTTCGTATGTCCACAAGAAGGACATTTTTCATCCAAAGCTGATTCCTCGACGATAGGAGACTCATCAACTTTCTCAATCTCTTTAACTTCTTCAACTGGCTCTTTATCCTTCTTAAGATCCTCAAGCAATTTGTCATGCGTTTCAGGCGAAACTAGATTCTCAGGTGGCTTCAAAGGAGAAGGTTCTTCTTTCTTAATTTCGATACCTTCATCTCCTGCTGCCTGTCTCTGTTGATCCACAAATATTGTGGTAGCATCTTTATCATAATGGAAGTCTTTTGTGAGCATTTTGGTGATTTCATCCCAATTGCGTCCATTCTTCCTAAGCACTTTAACAAGCTCAACTTGCTCAGGACCAAATACAGAAGCAGCCTTTTCCTGTAATGCGCTCTCTAGCTCTTTCTTAATGGTTTCATCAATATGATCTTTCATATTTTCATGCTCTTCTTCTTTCTGATTTTCGACATCTTCATAGGAAAGTGAAGCAGGACTAAGTTGGTCTCGTGACTCAGGGGATTTGCCTTTTCCCTCTTGCTCCCATAAAGGAACTTCCTTTCCAGTTCCTTTTTGCTTTCCTTGATAAGCGGCCAAGTCTTCTTGGCTTTCAAAAACTAAATTCTGCACAGTGCCAGAGGGGAAAATATTTTGTAATTTCACCTGCCCTGCTGCCTTCCATAATCCTTCATCAATATCTTTTTCTGCTTGGGTCGTATTTAATTTAGGGAGATTTGTTTCAATGGGGGTGGAGGAATCTTGAGAGTATTCTTTCAACATACTATTAAGAACTTCTTTAGCCTCGTCGTATTTATTTTCATCAGTAAGCTTTACCAACTGTGCAAGGTCTGTTGCGAGGAGCTGACTCAAATGTGAGGCTTCTTCGGGAGAAGTTTTCTTTTCGAGAATTTTTTCTGCAGAGTCTTTCCAAGCGAGAGTCACAATAGCCGATTCTGGGCTAATGGCCACTACATCCAAAGATAGTTCTCTGACTGGGTTATCACCTACAGCTGTTGAATCCGCTATACGAAAAGAAGAATGAGTTGAAGTAGATTCATCTGCTGTTTTAAATAGGGGTTTAATAATTTCATCGAAAAATTTCATTTGTGTCTCCTAAACTTTAGCAAAGTAATTTGGATTATTCCCATCTGTAATATTCTTAAGAGCTTCTTTTGGTCGAAAATTCCTAAAATTAAAACAAACTAAACGATCTTCTTCTTTAGATAAATCAAAATCATGACAAGGCTTAATATGATCTAAATGCCATACTATTTTCTTACTATTCTTTCTTAAAACTCCTTTATTATCCCAAGTCATCCAAGATTCAAATAAAGAAGTTATATAATCTCTAAATTCATTTGGGGTACATCTAACATAATGTTCAAAAAGTGGGGAATTTTTAACGTGATATCTCAAAGAAGAATTTACAATATCAGTTAATCTCCTTCTCCATTTTAAATGTTCATCATAATCCTCTGTTTCAGGCATTATCCGTCGATTTCTACTTTGCTCTTTATTCGTTGCCCATCTTACATTTCCTGGTTCATAATTACCATCTACATTGGGCCAACGATCAATAGAAGTATTATCTTCTCCAAATTCTTCTACATGTTTATTATAACTTTCACCCATATCTTTATAGAATTCTTCAAAATCAACCCATTTAGGATATAACGTTATATTACGTCCACCATAAATTCTATACAATGGGCTATTAGGTTGCAAGAAAGTTCTTACTTTCATTTGATGCCAAATACCATAAATACGAGTCTGAGACATACCATGTGTTTTTACATGCTCTAAATTAAGGCAACCACAGGATCTCGTATGACTACTTTTTAGCTTACTTGCTTCAACAATTGTTGCATTTCCACAAGAACATTTAACTTTCCAAAATGATTTATGCTTATTATTAAAATGAGAAAAATCTGTAACTGTTAATCGCCCATAAGTATAACCAGTTAAGTCTTTAAAGTTCCAACTATGCCTTCTCTTACTCATATCTTACCTTTTCTTTTACTATTTTACTTTACAACAGGAGTAACTTTTTCAAAGATCCAAGTCGATGCATCCCCATCTCCACGACTAAGCTGGTCTTTGGACTTAGAGACTAAACGATACGAAACCCCGTCGATATGTACAACATCTGAAATCTCTAAATCTAACCCATCTGGAATCAAATGCTTGTTCATAAAAACGGTTTCATTAGTTCCCTCGAACTGGGTTTTCGGTTCGTCTCCAGCGGTTTTATCTAAACTTGCAACTTTCTCGTTGATAATAGCTTCCGCTTCAGCTTTCTCAAAAGCAGACTTCTCATCTGCTTCGGCCATCTTAACCAGCACTTCCTGTGAAAAGGATTCAGCTAATTTAGCATTAATATCAAGCCCTTTACTGATAAGTTCACTTACGAGTGCTTTCTTAGGAAGAACAACTTTAGATGCTTTCACTTCAACGGGGATACTTACAGCCCTTAAAGCAGAATCTGCATCAACAGTTACCATAACATCATAACCTGTCTTCGATTCTGTAACTTCTGCTACTTTAGCTGAGCCATGCCCAAGCTGCTGAAGCATTGCTACTAGAGCATTAACAGCTTCAGTTTTAATTTTCTCTTGAGAAGCGGAAATATTTTGCTGCTCCGCTTGCATACTTTGAGCCAAAGAATCACTTGCATGAGCCATTGGCAAATCTTCTTTAATTGAAATTGCTGGTTTATCTTGCATCACTTCAGGAGTACCTGGGCACAATTTATCATGCTGATTCAGATCAAAGTCTTCAAAAGTTTCTTTGCAAACTGGGCATTCATATTCCATAAATTCTGCACCAGCCATAGGAAGCTCTGTATCAAATTCAGTATCTGTAAGCCATGATTGCTTAGGTTCAACCTTACCTTCCATCTCTATATCTTCCCATGGTTCTTCCTCAAATGGTTTTACTTTACGAGCATTAGGGCAACCTGTTTCATGACAAAATACACCATTAATCATAGTGGCTTCACATTGATCACAACCACGAGCTATTTTCTCAATAACTGGTTCCACAAAGGAACCTTCAAAAGCGATCTTAGTTTGTGGAAATGCATCTTTTACAATGCTTTTAAGCAAGGCTACCTTGTCCTTAGAGGTTGCAAATTCTGCCTTTCCAACCTTACCTATACAAGCGGCATTTAAAGCGGCATGTTTGACCTGTAAATAAGGTGTCCCATCGTCTGTAAGTGTAAAGGCATCCAAAGCGGCAGAGATTGATTGATCTTCTCGGTTGGCGTTTACTGCTTCCTCAATCTTAGCCTGGGTTGATTTCTCGGAGTCAACATTAGGATTTTTATCGTTTATAGTCATGTTAGGTGCCACCTCACTTGAGATTTTTACTAGTTCATTAATATAGTCATTAAAATTGTTATTTGTCATGGGAAATTTCCTTTTAGGAGTGTCTGGATAGCAAAATTTTGAGCTACTGGGTGCAGTATCTCTATATATACTCGGTTTTATTATACTTTATTGTCTACTAAACAAACTTATCTACTCTTAATCTGGGTTGGATTTCTCAATTCCATCACTAGCTGGTAAAGCTTCATAGAACACGATTGAGTAATCGGGCATCCCTGGTGGATAGTTTCTATCCGCTGGATTCTGGAGTTGGTCTAGCAAACAAACAGAAGGGGTGATATCCTTGGCCCAAGGGGTATTTTGCCCTGTATTCGTAGCTGCATCCCAATAACCCCCATCGTAGTCGCGTTCCGAATGATCTACATAAGGCTCCTCATCCACATTATCATGATGCTGCTCATTAAAGAATTGTTCACCTTGTTCATCTGTATAAGTTGAACTATAGGAACCTGCTGTTTTAGCTGATGGACCAAACATATAATCCACACAGCTTTTACTGTCTAAAAATCCTGCAGAATCAGTATTGGAAACACGGTATCCACTTTCACGCAATTTCCCAGCTACTTCTTCATGTGTAGCATTCCAGGAATTCCAAATAAATGTATTGCCATCATCGTCTTCTAAATATCGAAGACCATGTTCAGTTCTTTTAAGTGCCCCTAATGCTTCATTGTAGGTAGGATTCACAATAACTCTGAGAGGAGCACCAACATAAGGTAAACCAATTTCAATAACCTCTGCTTGCTTATGCTGGGCCTGTTTCTCTCTTACTCGTTTTAATTGCTCAACTTTCTCATCACAACGTTTTTGAGCCATTTGCTGTTCTACATACCTCATAGTATCTGTTGATTGGACTCCCTGATCATAATAAACGCCATCTTTTATAAGACCCCCACTTACAATATGCTCAACAGGAAGTCCTAATCGCTTGATAAGTTTAACATGAACCATATAGGGCTCATCACTAAAATATATGGAACCATCATCCATCATAATAGCTGTACCAGCATTTGTATTTTCAGTAATAGGTTGCTGTGGGGGAAGAATTCCTGCTTTCTTAGCCAATAAACTAAACATTTCTTCCACAGAGCTTTCATCTTCTAAAAATCCTGCAACATCAGTATTAGAAACTTTATAGCCACTTTCAACCAACTTCCCAGCTACCTCAGTATGTGTAGCATTCCAAGAATTCCAAATAAATGTATTGGCTTCATCATCTACTAAATATCGAAGGCCATGTTCAGTTCTTTTAAATGCTCCCATTGCTTCATTGTAAGTAGGATTCACAATAACTCGGAGGGGGGCACCAACATAAGGTAGACCAACTTCAATAATCTCTGCTTGTTTAGCCATTACAGGTTTCTTTAAAAAGGCATTCCAACCATCTTGTTTAAATTCTTCTGTAGTACATACATAAGCTTGCTCATCATTCAATTCAATACGAATCTTTTTTGTCTTATTCAAATTATTATAAATAAAATCTTCAGCATGAGCTTTAATGTTCTGGAAGGTATTTCCCTGAACCATTATTGTATCACCCCAGATTCTTACTCTAATCCAGCCTTGTGAAAAAATATACTCAGTACTTCGAATAATAGCAGAAATTCGTTCGAAAGATCGAGGCATAGTTTTTAATTGAGATAAGCCAAAGTCATCCATATGCTGATCAACATATCCATAATGATCATCAGTTTCAATATATTTTCCACTTGGAGAGATCCAACCACCTGTATCAATTAATGAGGAGATAATATCTCTTGTTAAACTATTAATAGCTGCTTCTCTATTCTTAAACATATTCTTTAAAGCTGGAACGATTTCTCCTTCGTCAGAGAACCATTCAGATTTCGGTGGCTGACAGAATCGGCCTGGAAATCCTCCTGGAGAGTTTTGGTCATTATTTGCAGGATTTTGCACCATATCCAAAGTAACTGGTAATGGGGAATAGGGCTCATGCTGATTTGGGGCCTTCTCAGGTCCTACATCCCATGTGGTATTATGGGGGAAATCGTGTTTCTTAGGATCATACATACCCTTAGAGAAATCATTAAGAGTTTCATCTTCTCCTAACTCTTTCCTTTCGATCTCTTCAAACTCTGGATCATAAGCACTATCAACTGTCATCTCATCCTTCTTAGAAATAGGCTTCGAGAACATGCTTAGGAATTGGCGATATATATCAGGATCTCGTGGTTTTTGTACAGTACATGGGGCGTAGAATGTCTCCTCGTCAGATACTGGGTCAGGCTGCTCACAAATTTCAACGTCACTGCCTCCTTCATTAAATTGCCATAAATTTGTAGGAGCATTCTCAGCCATGGAAGGAAGAAATTCAGCTTTCTTCATCATACCCTTAGAATATTCTTCCCTATCAAATGAGACATCATTCCCATTTAAATCTTCCACAATAACCACTTCAGGTTTGTATTTCCAAACAAATTGTTCTGCTACTTGGGGGATATTATTTATGTCTGCTACTTCTAAATCAAGTTCTGTTGGTAAGTGCCCATTAACTCTAACCCATCCACGCATAAGCAAAGCTTCAATTGAACCTTCAGAAGAATCAAATATTTCCTTAGCATCTAAACCATATTCTTTCAAAACATGAGCATTATCAACTACCCATCCACTATGAGTATTCCATACTGGGTGCAATTTACTATCAGGAGAGAGCCATCCAGATACATCACCACGATAGGCTGCTTTAATAGAGCCCTGTAGTCTCATCCGTTGTATAGCTTTATTTACTCCTTTTTGACCTTGCAGGAATTCTTCCATAGGCAAAGTAACCCAACCCCAATCTGGAGAATCAGCCGAAGCTACAGTAATCTCCTTAAGTCCTCCACTAACAGAAGCAACGTAGTCAAAGACAGCACTAGAAATATTCATGACATCAGGAACTTCCAAACCTGTATTAGCAAATCCCATATCGCCAAAACGACTCCAGCCATGAC